GGATAGGCAACGCATGAGCTGGCGGAACTACGACGACGTTTGCGAGCAGATCGCGGCGGCTGGGCTGATCATCGACCCGAAGCGCGGGCTGGAAGTCGGGACGGCGACGTTCGTGCGGTGTGCGGTCGTCGGCGATCGGGAAAAGCGGGGCTGGTACAAGCTGCACGCGCTGCCTGTCGGCGGTGGCGATGAGTTGATCGTGGGGTCGTTCGGCGTCTGGTCGGCGAATGACCAGGCGCCGCAGAAAATCATCCTCAAGCGTGAGGATCGGCCGCGCATCACGCCGGAGCAGGCGGAGGCGATACGCGCGCGCCAGCTCGCCGACCGCAAGGCGGCCGATGCCGACCTGCTGCGTCGCCACGAAATCGCGGCGCGCAAGGCTGGCGGCTGGTGGCGGAAGTGCGGCGAGCTCGGCGAGAGTGCCTACCTGTCCCGCAAGGGGCTGCCGGCTGGCCGGCTATTCGGGGCCCGGCTGTCGCCAACTGGTAACCTGGTGATTCCAGTGCAGGACGGCAAGGGGAAAACCTGGGGCCTGCAGGTGGTCTATCACGACCCGGCGATCAAGAAGCGCAAGGGAAGGGACAAGGATTTCTGCCCGGCTGGCCTGGCGAAGAAGGGCCATTTCTTCCTGATCGGCTCGCCGATGGCCGGCAGCGTGGCGCTGCTCTGCGAGGGGTTCGCCACCGGCGCCAGTCTGCACGAGGCGACAGGCCTTCCCGTGGTCGTCGCGTTCGACGCCGGGAACCTGCTGCCTGTGGCGCAGGCGGTTTGCAAGACGTACCGAGGGCTGCGCCTGCTGGTCTGCGCCGATGACGACTACCTGCAGACGTGCCGGGCCTGCTCCGCCTGGACGACCGTGGCGGATCCCGAGTGCTCCGCTTGCGGCGAGCCGCACGGCAAGGGTAACGCCGGCGTCGAGTCGGCCAGGTCCGCGGCGCTCGCCGTTGGCGGCCACGTGGTGACGCCGATCTTCCCGGGCGAGCGGCCGACGACGCACAAGGGGCCGACCGACTTCAACGACCTCCACGTGCACCCCGATGGTGGGCTGTCGATGGTGGCGCGCCAGATCGAGGCCTCCCTATCGGCGCACGGGTGGCAGTCCGGACGGCAAGTGCCTGTCCGGGCGGCAGCGCATGAGGCGGGGGGAGGGGCCGCGCCGCGTCAGCCCATGCGTGGTCTGTACTCGCTCGACGAGGCGTGCGATCGGTGGACTCTGCTGTATGGCTCCGACGGCAGCTATTTCGACTCCGTCGAGCATGTCATTGTGACGAAGGCGGACGTGCTTGCGCTGATCCCAGATCATGCCGCGCGCGATTGGAAGTTGCGGCCAGATCGCAAGGTCGCGCGATATTCAGAAGTTGGATTTGACCCCACCGAGAAAGACGAGCGTGTCGTATGCAATCTGTGGGGCGGCTGGCCGACAACGCCGAAGGCTGGCGACTGCCAGATACTCCTCGATCTGCTGCAGTGGATGTGCTCCCTTGAGTCCAATAGCAGGGACTGCTACGAGTGGGCGCTCCGCTGGCTGGCTTATCCGCTGCAGCATCACGGCGCAAAAATGAAGACCACGCTGGTGTTTCATGGCATGCAAGGCGCCGGGAAAAACATCTTTTTCGACGCGATATGCCGCCTATACGGTGACTATGGGGGAACCGTCGACCAGTTGGCTGTTGAGAGTCAGTTCAACGACTGGGCAAGCAGGAAACTATTCGTAGTTTTCGACGAGGTTGTCGCACGCAATGAACTCTATGTCTTGAAAAACCGTATCAAGTCTCTGATCACTGGCGAGACGATAAGGATAAATCCCAAGACGTTTAAGGCGTGGACAGAGACGAACCACTGCAACGGCGTGTGGCTGTCGAACGAACTGCACCCGACCGCCGTCGAGCTATTCGACCGGCGCCACTTCATGATCTGGACCCCGCAGGCATTGTCACCAGCGTTTTACAAAGACGTGGCCGCCTGCCTGGCCAATGGTGGTCGCGAAGCGCTGCATCATTACCTCGTCAATCTCGACCTCGGCGATTTCGACGAGCACAGCAAGCCGCCGATGACCGACGCCAAGCTCGCCGTCCAAGAGCTTTCCATGGGCTCGATCGAGCGCTTTTGCCGAGACTGGCTGGCCGGCGAGACGCGTTACCCGGTGTGCGCCTGCGCCTCCTGGCAAATTTACCGGGCCTATTCCCGGTGGTGCGCGTCGGCAGGCGAGAAGCCGCGCAGCCAGAACAACCTGTCTGGCTACCTGCGCAAGCAACCCGGCTGGCGGATCGACCTTAAAGACGTTTTCGAGGACGCCTTTTACTCCGGCACGCCGAGGCGCACGCGGCTGGTCATCCCCGACGAGGCCGCCGTTTCCTCCCACGAGGATGGCGACAAGTACCGCAAAGCTGCCGACAAGACCGAAGCGCAATGGGCCACCGACTGCGTTTTCGCGTTCAAGGATGCGCTCGGAGGCGACGACTAGACCATGAGCGAACACACCGAACGCGGGGCGAACGCATGGGCGAACGCACGCAAACCCTTGCTGTTGCTGGCACCGAACACAACGAACGCATCAGGCGCGCGCACTACACGCGAGACGTGCACGCACAACACGGGAGGAATGCGCACATGCGTCGTCTCGCGCTACGGTATGTGTGCGTTCGGTGCGTTCGTTGTGTTCGGTGCCAGTGTTTACGCGGGTTTGCGTGCGTTCGCCCATGCGTTCGCTGCGCTGCAGGTGCGTTCGCTCGCGCGCGCCCGCCTTCTCTACTTTATTTTTTCTTGAAAAGAAGAGAGAGAGAAGTGGAAGCCATCCCGCTCCGCGAAACCCCGGCCGCCTTTGCCAGGCGCCTCGGCGTGCACAAGAGCACCATCAGCCGGGCCATCGCCGCCGGCCGGCTGCATCTCGATGGCGGCTTCCTCGACGTCGACGCCAGCCTGCGACTTTGGCAAGCCACCAAGCCTGGCCTACGCCCTGACGTCCTGGCGCGCCACGCCGCGAAACGCGGCCAGGCCATACCGGAAGCCCACCCAGCCGCCGCAACGCCCCGTAGCGCGCCTGCGCGCCTCGGCGACAACGCGGAGGCCGCTGAATACGCCGGCGACGACGCGGGCGACGCCGACGACCTGTCGGAGATCCCCGCCGACGCCGCCACCGAAACCACCCCGGCACCCGCTGACGGCGCGCCCCGCCTCGCCGACTACACCCAGTCACTGCTGGCTTCGCAAAACGCACTCGCCCGGCTGTCGATCCAGCTCCGCACGCACAAGCGCTACCCGGCGGACGCCATGCAGGCCGAAGCGCAGGCGCTCGGCGCCACGCTGCGCGGCGCGCTCGAACGTCTCGTCGACCAGACCGCCCCGCGCCTCGCCGTGCAGAGCGACCACGGCGCCCGGCGCGCGCTTCTCGAAGAGCAAGTCAAGGCCCTGGGCCGCACGCTGCGCCGGGAGATGCCGCGCGCGCTGCGCCGCCTGCGCCTGGCGGGAAAGAAAACGGCATGACCACCATGCCATACAGAGCACGTCTGTTGATACGTGATACCGATGGCAGATCGGGGCGGGGAGGCTTCGGCCGCCACGATAACCGCACCTTTCACAGAGCCAGCGCCCGGACCTCTGACCAATCTGCCTATCCGGGCACCTTTTCCATTTCAGGAGGCAGCACGTTATGAGCCACTCGCACGAAACAACTATCCCATGGCACGACAGCGAATTGATGCTAGTGAATGGGCATCCACTGCTTTACACGATAACCAAGGCCGATGGGATGCTGTGCCGACTCCCCGGCGGGAAATCGGAAACCGTCGAAGGGTTGCGCGCCAAAGGGTTCAATGTCGTCATGCCAAAACGTGTGCGCATCTTCGACTAGCGGGAATGCGCCACCAGCAAAGCCAGCGGGCCGCTGCGATGAGCGCGCCCGCCAAGCCCATGCGCCAAGCCATGCCGCGCGTTGCCGAGTTCGTCGACGCCCCGCGCGAGGCCTTCGGGGCCGCGGCCGTCGATCGCGCCATCCGCAACGGCCTGGCCGGCGGGACCGACTTCCACGCCAGCGAAGCCGGCCGCACCGTTGGTCACCTGCCCGCCGCGCCTGGCGCCAGTTTCAGCTTTGACGATCTGCAAATCACCCTCCCCAGCAAGGAAGCAAGACCATGATCCCCGCCTCCACCGTGATCCACGCCGAGCCGCCGCACCCCTGCGTGGGCTGCCGGCATTTCGTACAAGCGGGACGCAAGCCCCCTGGCTCCTGCACCCCGCCAACCGTGCACCGCTTTTGCCTGCTCCACGTCACCCCCTTCGCGCGCTGCGGGCTCTACGAAAAGCCGCCTGCCGGCAATCCCTCCCACCTCTCCAGCCTGATGACCCGATAGGCCAGCCATGACCACGATATCCGTGCGCCTCGAAGGCTTTTCCGCCCTGGCCGCCAGCCTCGGCGAGCAGGCCAGACAAATTCCCTTCGCCGCCTCACAAGCGCTGAACGCCACTGCCCGCACCATCCGCGCCGCCACGCTGGCGGAGATGTCCGCCAACTTCGACCGACCGACGCCGCTGGTGATGAAAAGCCTGTTCATCGCCCCGGCAACGAAGGCTAAACTGCAAGCCGCCGTCTACCTCAAGGATCGCGAGATCGGCGGCAAGAACAGCCGATCCATGGCCGAAATCCTCGGGCACCAGTTCGCCGGCGGCACGCGCCTGCGCAAGCGCATGGAAAACGCCTTCACCGAGGCCGGCCTGATCAGCCTCGGCGAGTACCTGGTGCCCGGCCCGGATGCCAAGCTCGACCAGTACGGCAACCTCTCGCGCGGCCAGACGCAGCAGATTTACGCCGCCCTGCGCCTCTTCCGCGACCCCTACCAGAACGCCACGCAGAGCGCGCGCAGCCAGCGCCACGCCAAGGCCGCCGGGCGCATTTTCTGGTCGGACGGCAAAGGCGCCAACAAGCGCCGGCGCGGCCTGTGGGCCACCGACGCGCGCGGCTTTCCCAAGCTCCTGATGCTGGTCATTCCGACGCCGGTCTATCAGCGGCGAATCGACATGGATCGCCAGTCCGCGACGATCGTCGCCAGCGACTTCAGCGCCCACTTCGACGCCGCGCTGAAGAAGGCGATGGCGACGGCTCGCTGAAATCCGAAGGTGGACATTGAATGAGTTGGAGCTATTTGCCGGAGGAGGGGGCGGAATCTACGGAAGCCTGCTGCTCGGACACACTACCGTCTGCGCTGTGGAAATCCTTGACTACAACCGCCGCGTGCTGCTGCAGCGCCAGCGAGACGGAATCTTCCCCCGGTTTCCCGTGTGGGACGACGTGCGCACGTTCGACGGCCGGCCATGGCGAGGACGTGTCGAAATCGTGTCCGGCGGATTTCCGTGCACAGACATTTCACCGGCCGGGAAGGGCGCAGGGATTGATGGCGAGCACAGCGGACTGTGGAGAGAAATGGCGCGCATCGTTCGCGAGGTTCGACCGAGATACGTCTTCGTGGAGAACAGCCCAGCGCTCATTACTCGGGGACTCGGAAAGGTGCTCGGTGATCTGGCCGCGCTCGGGTATGACTGTCGGTGGACATGCCTATCCGCTGCCGACTGCGGGGCTCCGCACAAGCGGGACAGAATCTGGATTCTTGCCTACACCTACGAAAACGGACGCGAACGGACGGACGTACCACTACGGCAGAGGCCGCAAGGAGAACGCCACTCCGTCGCTGGTGGGTGTTGTGAAACTGCTCCCGACGTCTGTGGCCACAGACTGGAAGGGGCAATACACCTGGGAGACAGTCAAGCGACGCATGGCGATGACTCAGGGAGTGAGGTTGCCACAAGAGTTAGTGCGAATGGCTGGCAAGGCGATCACCCCGAACCCGGACTTTTGGGAGTGGATGATGGGCTGGCCAATTGGAAGCAGCGCATTGCAGCCGTTGGAAATGGCCAGGTTCCAAGAGTTCGTGCAGCAGCATGGCGGATTCTGACCGCTGGCGCGCATTGAAATGACCACCGCCACCCTCACCGAACTCCAGACCGAGCGCGCGCGCCTCAAGGCGCTCGACGCTCGGCGGGAGCTTGACGAGGCCACGGCACAGACGCGGCGCGCGGATGACCTGCTGCGCGCCGCGCTGGCGGTGCGGGCCCTGCTGGCGGACGTCCTGCGCACGGTCCCGGCACGCCTGGCGCAGGCGATCGAAGGCGAGCAGGACGAGACCCGGGTGCACTACCTGCTTTCCGACGCCGTGCATACCCTGCTCGACGACATCGGCAGGCGTGCCGAAGCGGCGAGCAGCGCGCTACCCGAGTTCGGCGCGCGCTTTCGCCGTGGCGCCCGGCCGCGCTCGCTGCAGACCGTCTCCCAGTGGGCGGACAAGCAGCGCTGGCTGATCGCCGGCACCAATGCGCCCGGCAAATGGCGGACCGACCTCACCCCCTACCTGCGCGACATTCAGGACGACCTATCCGAGCACTCCCCGGTGCGTACTGTCGTTTTCATCAAGTCGTCCGGCGTCGGCGGAACAGAGGCCATGTTCAACTGGCTCGGCTACTGCATGCACCACCTGGGCAACCGCGACATGCTTGTCGTCGTGCCGTCGCTCGAACTGCGCGACCGCTCATTCAATCCGCGCCTGTCCAAGATGATCGGCGAGAATCCGCCGCTCGCCGACCTGGTCAGCCGGGCCTCGCGCAGCAGCGCCAACCGGGCCGACATCCTCGAGTACGGCGCCAACGCCAGGATCATCAAGGCGGGAGCCAACAGCGCCGACTCGCTGCGCTCCGACCACTTGCCCTACGTGATCTGCGACGAGGTGGACGCCTACAAGTGGGACGTCGGCGGGGAGGGTGACCCCATGACCCTGATCGAGAACCGGCAGCGCACATTCTCGCGCGCGAAGACCTTTCTCGTCTCGACGCCAACAAACGCCGACGAGAGCCGCATCGATCAGGCGTATCAGCGCAGCGATCGCCGCCGCTATCACGTCCCTTGCCCGCACTGCGGCGACTTCCATCACCTCAAATTCAGCAATCTCAAGTACCGCACCGAGGTGGCCGAGTCGCCCACGCCGGGAGCCGCTGAAGCGAAGGTCGTCGTCGACGCCTGGTACGTCTGCGAATCCTGCGGCGCCGAGATCCTCGAAGGCGAGAAGCCGACCCTGCTGGCGAGCGGCCGGTGGATCGCCGAGCGCCCGCGCGTCAAGCTGGTGCGCGGCTATCACATCAACTCGCTCTATGCCCCGATAGGCCTCGGGCTGGGCTGGCGCCAGATCGCGCAGAAGTGGGTGGACGTACAGGGCGACACCGCCGCGCTGAAGGCTTTCGTGAACACCTACCTCGGCGAAGTCTGGCGCGAAGAAGGCGATGGCGCCGACGCCGCCAGCGTGCTCGCGCGCGTCGAGCCCTACACCCTGGAAACGCTGCGCGCCGCCCGCAAGGTCCGCCGGCTTACCGCCGGCGTCGACGTTCAGAAAGATCGCCTTGAATGCTCGCTGGCGGCCTGGGGCGACGGCGAGGAGGGATGGCTACTCGATCACCAGATATTCCCCGGCGACACGGCCACGCCAGGCCCGTGGGACGACCTTGACGAGTACCTGCGCGACGCGCGCGTCGCCATGGTGTGCGTCGACGCGGGCTACAACACCTCGATGGCCATGGCGTTCTGTGCTGGCAAGCGGTGGGCCTTGCCGACCAAGGGCGTCACCGGCATGGGCCGCCCGTTGATCGAGGACGAGCGCCGCCGCAAGATGCGCCTGCGCGTGCGCCGCAAGAAGGGGCAGCCGATCGAGCCGCTCGGCGTCGATCAAGCCAAGTCGCTGATCTATGCCCGCCTCAAGCTGCCGACGCCTGGCCCCGGCTACCTGCACTTTCCGGCCGACCCGGCCTTCGACGACGAATACTTCGCGCAGCTCGCCGCCGAGCAGTTGGTCAAGCGCATCCGCGGCTCGCGCGTGTTCAGTGAGTGGAAGCAGATTCGACCACGGAACGAAGCGCTCGACTGCCTGATTCTCGCGCTCGCCGCGTGTCGGCTGGCCGGGCCGCTGGCCACCGGCCCCAGCACACCACCAGACAGCGCCACCGCCTGTCGCGCTGACGGCAAGGCGCAAGACGCGGACTTACCCTTGCCGAGCGACAGCAGCCATGTCGTCGCGGCTGCCGAGGCTTCGGCCTCCACCACCGCCGCCGACACCGCCGCGCAAGTCTTCGCCGCGATGATGGCCGCTCGCGTCGCAAAGTCCCGTGTCCGGCGATAGCCTGCGCGAAATCATCGAGACCGCCCGGCAAGCGCTGCCGGA